GACTAGATACTGCCATATTACATCCATATTCTTTTTTGCACATAATATCATTGCATCATAGATTAAATCACTATCTTGATTAACTCTGTAAATCCAACTTTTGTTAGGTAGTCCGTCTAAACCAAATATCCACCTTGCATTTGGATTGATATCGAATGCCTTTTCATACCAATCAATCTTTTTATTTTTTGATGTTGCAGCAGTATGAATCTTAACACGTTTATTTTTTTCATATGCAATTTTTAAAAATTCTAAAATATTTGGATTGAATATGGGATCACTAATGGGCCCACAGAATGCTATGTAATTTTCATCACTTCCATAATAATCACAAACTTTGATAAAATCATCAACAGACATGTCGCCACCAGGCACATCCATATTTAAACTACGTAACTCTTGACGTTCACATCTATTACATTCTAAAGTGCATTTGTTTGATATGTCTAGATCAACTGTAGAGTTTTCTAAATTAATCATCTTTCTTTTTTAACATTTTTTGTAACTCTGTAGTAGATCCAACGAACAAAGCATTTGTCACATTGTTAGGGCCTTTATTAGGAACTTCTTTTAATTTTTTCATTTTTGTTTGTAAATCAACAAGTTTTTCTGTCACATCTGCGACTGACTTTATTAGATTACCTGCAACTTCATATGCACGTGGATGATCAGATTCTTGAGCAAGTTCTAATATGCCTTCAACAGCATCTTGGCCTCTTTCGATAAGAGCATAGAAATTTTCTCTTTGATATTGATAATCAGCATCAACATCATCATTTTCTTTTGGTCTAGGTATTACAACTTGTTTTTTGGATTGTTTCTTTTCTTCCTCAACAACACCTAATGCTTTGTCTATTATTTTATCAATATTTTCTGTCATTAAAATTTATCTCTGATCTTATACTTGTTTTCTTTTTATATCCACAATATCTTTTACAATATTCTGGTGGATTAGTTTTTAGTCTTTCTGCAAAATCTGTCCATTCTTTTGACGTAATTATTGTATCTATATTATCTGCATTTGTCAATGATAAATGATCTAATGTCAATTCAGGTATCTGATTTTTATTTACATCAGACCAACAACAAGGCAAAACAAATCCTTTTGATGTGTGGCCATGTTCTTTTTCAGCACTTATACACTGAGGTTTAAAATCATATACCATTTCATATTGTTTATTATTAAGGTCAGGTAACTGTTCTTCATCATCAAATCTTGATGACTCAATAATTAAAAAGTTGATATCATTATCTCTTGCAATACCCATTGCAGTAAACAAATCATCCTCGTTGTAAGGAAAAACAATATATTGCCAAGACACGTTTATATCATATTCTTTTTTTGCCAATAACATTATATCAAAAAGATATTCACCGTCTTGGTTTATTCTATACTTATGACTATCTTTTGGCAATCCGTCTATACCAAAAACCCATTTGGCATCTGTATTTGCTTCAAAAAATTTTTTATATTGTTCTTTTTTACGATGACTGGCTGCAGTATGAACCTCTGCAAAGACTTTTTTATCCTTACACATTTTTAAAAACTCATCAAACTGTGGATGAAAAATAGGATCAGAAATTTGTCCACAAAAAATTATCTCTTGATAATAATCTGTTATTTTATCAAACTCTTCAAGTGTCGTGTCTCTCTTATCATAAACATAGTTAGGATCTTGTCTTGAACACTTAGCACATTGTAAAGTACACCTATGTGTTATATCTAAGTTAACTGTTTTTGATTTGAATATCATTTATCATCATTTAGGTTCATCCTCACCTGTTGCTGGATTAAAGTTTTTTGCATCTTCAAAAAATGATACTGTTTCGTTGAATCCAAAATCATCATCAGCATCAGCAGTTGTAGGATTAGGTGTCACTGTATATCTTTGTTCTCTAGTTGGTGCTTGTACAGGCATATCTGCGTATTGATCAACTTGAACTTGTTTGATAACTTTACTTGATACGACTGGGCCATATAGATAAAATTTAGCAGTGAATGTCAAAGTATAAATTATTGCTCTTCTTTCATTGAAGTCTCCTCTATAACTATCTTCATAACTTATAGAGTTTAGTATAATAGGGATGTCTCTTTTGATCCCCATGTCAGCCATGTCATTCATTGTTACTGTGTAATCTGGTTGGAAGTATGGAAGTATTTGTTCAACTATTTGTAAAGCATCATCTGATTGTTTTGCCATTGCATACAATTCAAAATCAAGATTATATGGAACAGGCATAAACTGAGTGTCTAATTGATTTGCTTTGGAACCTTTTACTTTTTTAAATTTTTGAACACGATTTAATTTTCTTGTTGCATCGTAAGTTAAGTTTTGTATTTCAAAACCCATACGTGGTAAAGTTATTGCAACCTTTGAATCTAAATTAGCATCTTGATCTAATCTTACTAAAAATTTTTGTTTTGGTCCATATGCTAATGGAACTTTCATTTTTTGAGTTATGTTTCCATTATTGTCTTTTCTAACAATATTAATATTGTTAAATATCGTACCAAAAGTCACGACCATTTTTCTTATTGTTTCATGATAAAATTGTGTTCCTAACATTATGTTCTCCCAGCATCACCGAATGGATTAGATTCGCTGAAGTCTAATATATCTTCGTCCTCTGACTCAAACAATTCATTTTGAGCAGTTGTATCAGTTGACATATCTCCTACTATATAGTCTTCTTGAATGATATAACTATCGACACCACTATCAGCAGGGTTTTCAAGAAGTATGCTTTCACCAGCAGAAGAATCATCTGATTCAGAAACTAAAGTGTCGCCTGTCTCTGCAAGTAAAGTATCTGTATAACTCTTTTGTGTAAAAAACTCAAGAGCAAAACTTTGTGTGTAAGCACTTGTTTGTTCAAGTGTTACTTGATGTTGTAATGCATCACCTGTCAATGCATCCTCAACAGCATCAATCTCTGTAATACCTGTATCAAGCACTTCAGAACTATATTCAAATGATTTACATCTTAACTTATATACAGGGTTATTGTCAAGTTGATGAAATGGTTCATCCTCATCAACAAATGCGACTTCAAATATTTTATTTAAAACAGGGTGAAAAATAAGATCACCTTCTTTTGGTCTATTTGCATATAAACTTGTTGATGCAGCTTCACCTCTTAAATACGCAGTTCCAAATGATGCACTAATTTTGTTTGTCAGTGAAGATGTGATCGTACCTGATTCTAAAAGTATTGAACCTTGAGTAGATGCAGTCGCAGTTTCTAAGTCCATTTGATGAGCAACATCGTCAAATCTTGTTCTGCTTACAACAAAAGTAATTTCATTTCTATTCTCTAATCCAAATTGTTGTATAAGTTCTTTTTCACCTTGATATCCACCATCTGCATCCTCAACATACATTTCTATTGTTTGTTGTTTACTAAACGTAGATAGTGAATCTTCACCAAAAATATCATCTCTTGCTGTTAGAGTTCTATCAACATAATTAACATCATGGCCATGAATCTGTATCGCTTCTTTAACTAAATCAGCATATAGATTTTGTTCGGCAGTTGTTGCGAGTTTACCTGATGTCGTAAATGCTTGATTAACAGCCATACTATCCCTTTATGATCATGTCTGGGTATTGTAAATTTTCTATATAAGTTTCTAATCTTTCTATTTCTTCTACTGCTTGTGAATATATTTGATCACCATTCATTGTCACTCCACCAAGTAATGTGACGTTTTGAAACTTTGATAAATTTGCACCCCATTGTCTTTTGATCAAAGATGTTGCATATCGTTTTAAATGCATATTATTATAAATGTCTGTGTATGTCTCTGGGTCTAATTTTCTATAACACTCAATAATTAAAAAATCATCAGCATTTATATCACCATCAACATTCATATCAAGATATAATCTACCTTGATGTTCATAGAATCTTATTGGTGTTTCACCAACTAACAAATGTGACAAGTAATCCAAATGTTGCATTGTCATTTCGTAGTGTATGATTGATGTAGATGAAAAATCATATAGATCATTGAGTCTTAGTTGATAACGAATATCAAACATATTATTTGTGGCTGCATTATCGAATGAGAATATTCTTAATACTGATACAACACTTGAAGGCATTGATATGAAATTTTTACCCTCTAAGAATGAAAAACTTAGTGAACTATCTGATCTATCTGTCGCTGTTGTAGTGGCGTTTGCTTTAAATCTTGTGATATCATCGGTAGTAATTTTATATTTAAGATACATTTTTTCAATATTATCATAATAGTAGTGTGCGAAATATTGAACTGCTTCATCTATTCTGTCATCAATCTGATCATCTGATACGTTAATATCAATGACACCAAATCCTAAATTCCTAAGACAATAATCCTTGAGCGTTGTTTTTGAGTTTGGTTCTGCCATCTAATTTCCTTTTTAAGTATTTATGTATATCATTTTTTGGTGACCACCCTAATCTAGTCAATTTTGTAATATCAGACGTATTATCTAACATTTCACAAGACTCACCAACTCTTTCCTCAACATTAAATCCATAATATTCTACTAAATTATTTACAATAAGACCTTCACCTGATCCTACGTCATAAATTCTATCAAATTCAAAATCTTTTGCATATAAAAATATTTTTATTGCATCCACGACATCATCGACATGTACAAAGTCTCTGACATGATTGTTACTAATATATTCTAATTTATTATCAATCATTCTTTGAAATAACATCGTATCTCTTTGACCATCACCATAAACATTTGAGAATCTTAATGCCACATTTTGTAAATAGTTATCTGAGATAACCTCTGTCATTTTTTTAGTCGTTCCATACGGTGATAACCACCATTGTTTTGCAGTAGATGATGATGCGAAAATTACAGGAACACCAACATACTCTGCCGCCTCAAAAACTGCTCTAGTTCCTAGAGTGTTTGTTATATGATAACTTGTTGGATATTTTAAACTTTGTTTTACATTTGCCTTTGCCGCAAGATGCACTATCCTCTCTGCATAACCAATATCATCAGATGTTATATGAAGTATATCTTTATCATCTTTTTTATCCCAACCGATAACTTCATGACCATCATTAATAAGTGATTTAGACAAATGACTTCCAATAAATCCTTTGTCACCAGTGACTAATATTTTCATTGACAATAATCTCTCAATATGTTATAAGTATATTTATATCACACATGGATAACAAATGTCAAGGGTAATTTATAGTTTATACATTGATATACCTGAGGATGATCTTGATTTTTTTGATAAAAATATCATAAAAAAGGATCAAATACCTACTAATATCAATACAAAGAACCAATTTAAAGAACATCATCAAAAGATAGTTGATAATAAAAAACAATATGCAAAGAGTATAGGTGTTGATTATTTTTTACATGAGAATGATGAGAATTTTAAACATTATGTAAAATATTTTAAAACACACTATCCGTTCATCACAATGTATAACATTGTAAACTTTTACAAGTTAGAACTTATGAATAATTATCTACATGATTATGATGAGGTATTGTATCTTGATTTTGATGCGATACCTGTAACTAAAGATAATTTTTTTGATGCATGGGATTTATCAAAAGGTATTGCTGTTTATAATAACAATAATAATATTAGACCTACACATATGCCTTTAGATATGGTAAAGGGCACTATAAGATCGCCATCTGCAAAATACTTTAACACGATGGCCATGTTAGAAGAAAATGGATACTCACCTCAGTGTGATGTTATCAATACAGGTATCATTGGTGCAAATAAATATCATTGGAAAAAATTAGACTATTGGAATGGTCTTGTTAATCTGTTTGATCTCATGCATTATTTAAGAAGTGATGTTTACGAAAAAGAATCAATGTATCCAAGAAATAT